TTGATCTACTCCATGATGGTTGAAAATACAGTTAATTATAACAGGAATTTAGATCGAGGTCAACTAATTTTATGATTATACTACTTTGCCTTTTGCGTTTACCAAAACAATGTTTTTGTCGCCACCGCCAATTGCTCTCTTATAAGCAGCAGCATATACACGCACACCAGGTATACCAATGGTAGCAATATTTCTACTAGAATCGTTGCGAATTAACCACATCATTAGGTGACTTTCTGGTATATCTTCTTTGGTTTTTATGACAGCATGAGCATGTATAGTTACGTTGGCGCCATCTTGAATAAAATGTTCAGGTAAGAAAGTTTGGATTATAATACCACCCTCTGGATTAATGTCTCCACCAAATATCACATGCTGTGCTTCTTGTTCTGTGGGCTCAACTACAATTTCTTTATTGAGTTTAAAAATACCAGGTTTATCTGTTTTTAATAGTTTGACATGCCCTTCTTGGCGTAATTTTTTAACCAACACACCTGCTTTAGCACCATAATAAGTATCTGCACTTTCCCAATATTCAGCATTTATTTTTTTGATAGATACTGGTAAATGTCCTCGTAGACTACGTAATACAACATCAGCTTTTTTAACTTCGCCACCTTGTTTACGTGTTCCTGAGCTTCTACCTGAAATGTCTACTTGTGTAACATTTTTAATTGTAAGTTTTCTTTTTTGATCATCAACAAATGTCACATTGGCAGATCCGTGAACTTCAATGACTTTTTCGATCATCTCTGCTATGGCTTTTTCGTTACCAATTCCGGCACTGTTGTCACCTTTTTTACCTATGTCTTTGACATAGATCTTTGTTGGATTGTCTGCAAATACTATACGGCCTATGCTACTACCTAAAGGATCATATGCAGCCTTGGCGGCTTTGAGATTTTTTAATAGAGTTAGTAATACTTCTTTTCTAAAGGTATCTTTGTTCTTTGGAGGAGTATCTACCAATACTTCTATGTTGTTACCCTTGACAAGGGTTTTAAGTTTGACTTTTTTTAGGAACGCCAATATCGCAGGCTCTGGAGCCTCTTGGATTACTGTGCTTTCTACTATATCTCTAATTTTCATGATATAGTATTTATTCTTTCTCTGTATCTAACATTTGATAAGTAAAAATATGATAAACTTAGTTATTTTTACTAATAGATTTTACCAAGATATCCTACTCCCTCATTGTATAAACAGTATTGATCGGTTTGTTCAAGATGAGATCAGTTCATACACTATAATCAGCGAAGAACCTTACTCTGCCGACGGTAGGTTCACTGTAATACGGGATCGTGAATTTTGGGATTTGATTGATCCTAACTTTAAGTATCCGTTGTTATTTGATTGCAAACATTTTATGCAACAAATTATGAAATTGTCCGTTAATCAAATACTAAAAGATAATGTATTAATAGTTGATGCTGATTTAATATTTCTAAAACCTGTTAATTTCATTCAACAAGATACTTTTAATTTTTATCTAGCCAGAGAATATGATCAAAGATTCTTTGATGCTAATAGATATTTACTAGGAATTGAAAAACAAACTCTAAGGAAGCAGTCTTTCATATCTGATTTTTCTATTTTTAATACTAATATATTAACTTCGATGCAACAAAGTATAGAGGAAAAACACGGCAGAAATTGGTTAGAAACTATTTACAATTACGTAGAGTTTCCGTCCGGATTAACAGGTGCAACAATATCCGAATACGAAATGTACGGAAACTATTTTTTATCCCAAGCTAACAATGCTCACAAGTATAATTTAATTGATCCAATTGATTATGCTATGTGGTATAATTTTTTAATTTCTGAGTTTACTAATGCAAATTGGCAGACAGATAATCTAATCAACGAAATAAAAAACAAAACTAATAATTATTACCAATGCATTAAACTAGACCCTGGTTAATTACTCCCCACTGCTCTGCTACGTAACTATCAAATCGTTGTCTGTTAAACTGAATTTTTTCAAATAATTGATTGTATTTCATCGTTAAATAACTTGTAGGCTGCGCACATAGCTGTGTTAAGAATATAGGAATATTATCGGGTTGTGTTAGATCTAAATCAGATATATCAGCGAAATCATTGCAGTAGTGCAGAAATCCATGCTCAGTTAATATATTAACACAGCCATTAGGGGCATATACCAAAAACGGTCTATAACCAATGATTGGTTTAAATATTTTTTCACTCCAAAAGTTGGAATATTCAACGTCCCACTCTGTTTCAGTTACTACATTTAAAAAATGCCTATTCCAATTATTAATATCACCAAAGCTCATCGAGTCAAAAATGTCAAAATTTACACCATACGGTCGTATATGATTCTCAGGTATAGAAATAGGTCCTATATAATCATCGGTGCCTTTTAATTCCTCTGATTGACCACCAAATGATACTAGTCCTAATTTATCTAATCCTAAATCTAATAGTGCTTTAACTATATTATACCGGTGACTGTGTGGTTTTCCATTTAAACACATAAAGGGAATATCTATCTGCGATGATGTTGCAGATAGATAATCGTCGATAACAAAAAACTTATCCACAAGCACAGCTTGAAAATCTACCCAGTTGTTGGGTTTGGGATTTCCGCCAATCTTAATTACATTAAATGGTTGATTATCTAAGAAAGGCAACATTTTTGGAGGATCTAAAAAAGAATATACTATTACGTTGTCAATCTTAGACTTATGTTCTAAAATATAATCTTTTACTTGTGTCAGAGGAGGTACGTTATGGTTATTTAATCTTAGATCATTTTGGCACTGATTAATTTTAAATTTAAAGTTTAAAATCTCTAAATTAATTGATTCCGGTAAATTTTCAAAAGAATCCAATGACATAATTTGTTGCAGATCCGGCCAAGTCGATCCAGCAAAAATTGCGTACTGGTCGTTGGCGAAATTAATCACTTCTTGATCTATTTGATCTTTAGTTTTACTAGGTGTAGTAGTTTCGAGCCAAGTTGTATTAACCAGCACTGTATTAGAGTGGTCTTCATAGTACTTTCGTAAGTATGTTGTTAATATTTGTTGTTGAAGTTCTACTGATTTTACTTCCCGCCAACCAAAATCAAAATTTTTTGTTATCATCTATCTACGTTCTATGTCATCTTCACCACAGTAGTCGCCGTATTGTACTTCGATGATATGACAGGGTTTGTTAAAAGGATTGAATAGTCTATGCCACTTGTTTATACTTACATGGTATGTGTGATGCTTGGTTAATATTTCTTGTATTAAACTGTTAGAAGGTAGCGTATAATGCTCAACCATACACTTACCGTCTGCAACTATCCACTCTTCAGAGCGTTCCATATGTCGTTGCATACTTAGACTTTGCCCGGGACTGATAGTTAATTCCTTTACTTTAGCTCCAGAAACGTCATGTAATACACGATAATAGCCCCAAGGTCGGATGGTTTTCGGCGCTTTCCACTCCTCTAATATCCAACTGCTACTATTGAGCTTGTTTTCACCGCCTACACCAAATACAAACTCCACATCAGGTTCTGTCATCTCAGGTATGTTATCTTTAGTGCGATCACCACCATTGGCAAAAATGATCTGGCTGTTAGGGTACATGGTTTTGACATTACGTATAGCTTCAATAGCATGATCTTCTGTGTCGTTAAACAATATACAATGATCAACCATACGAAGATGTTCGATGATCTGTATACGTTCATGACTGGGCATGAACTCACGACCTTTTTTACGGCGTAGCCAGCTGTCGCTGTTGACTCCTACTACTAGTATGTTACCTAGCTTCTTGGCAGCCTTGAGATATTCTATGTGTCCTGAATGCAGAGGATCGAATCCACCAGTACATAATATCACACGATTGATCATTTTGATTTGTAACTCTTTCTCGTAGGTGGTGTAGATTTTATTTTCATTGGTTTAAGCAAGGATGTTTCTTTGGTCTTAGGTTTAGCCTGTTCGATTGACATCTGCTCTGAGCTTGTGGTCTCATTGAAAACTCCTGTTGTTTCTGTGGCAGGAGGAAATTCCATCTGCCGACTGACATAGTCAATGAAATAATTTTCCTTGTCTAGCCATGGCATGACTATTTCTTCTTGTTTAAGAAAGCCATTACTATTGATGCTATTCACTATGCTAGGATGTAATAGATTCTTATCAATGAGATCATACCATGTGGTAGTCATGGGGTCCATGGGTGCGATATCTGTCTTATAAACTGCCATCTGTATCCAGGGATCTTGGAATTTCTTTAAAAGATAAGCATCACGACAATCAAATCCATTAACTGCCAGCATGTAGATCAACATGATTGGAGTCCAATGGAAATAGGCTCCACTATAGCCTCTACTAAAATATCTATCATACTCTATACCTGTGTGTTGTTGCACCGTGACTAACAACATGCCATTTACTGTCATGTAGCTGTTCCACATGCGTAGAGTTTCCAAGGGGTTTAAACTATAGGTAAGGCTATCGTGTGCCCAGATTAGATCTATGCTGACCGGAAACAAGATTGGTCGATCATAGATGTCATGGATCTTGTGTATATTCTTGAGATTAGGAACCTGTGCTAGCCTGTCCTTGTTATTATCAACAGCAAAGCAATTGAAGTTATAGGGTTCTGGTGGATTATCGTTATTTTCTAAGGTGGCCCACCAGGTAATATCTTCACCAGATCCGCAACCTAGATCAGCTACGTGGCGTATACTTTCTAGAAAAGTGTCATACTGACGTATGGTTTCTAGTATATGTAGACTATGTCTAGCCAATTGATGCATCCTCCATACCTGCTGTACGCAAGCGTGTAACGTGACCGAGCATGAAGTTCTTGCTTTCAAGTCCTTTCATGATTCCCAACCACTTGTTTCGTAACAATGCTACTTCATTGATGATAGTCTCAAAGTCGATTACTTCATCTTCACCGTCTACATATTTTTCAGCATCGCGACTAGTTAAAGCACGAGCGTATCCTTCAAGATACTTCTGGAAGTGTTTTTTGCGTATTTTTCTTAATTGAATGTTGAGGTAATTAAGAACTGCTTCAATCTCTTGTAGTTGATTGAACCGTCGTTCTGTAATTCCGGGCAGGCCAGCAAGATTCTTTTCTATGTTACCATAGACTCCAACTTCCTTTCGTGCGTCTTCTAGTTCCCGTTCATAGTGCTGTATGAAATCAGGAATACTACCTAAACTTGCTACTACGCGGCTATACCACATTAATAATCATCACCTTCATCTTCATCATAGTCAGCTTCCTCGACTTCATCTTCACCTAGATATTCTACTAATGCTCGTTTGAGATAGCTGTCGGTTCCACCAAATGCTTTAAGATCGCTCTCGACGATGTTGTGATCGGCTACGATAGCTAATACATGATCAGCAGCTGCCTGGCGATCCTTGGGTGCGATATACTCTTTGCAAGTTAACCATACTTCAGCTAATGCGTCTAATTCAATGCTCATTACACTGTCTCCTCATCTAATATCGCTGGTGCTTCTGGCGCTGGACCTCCATCTAATAGTTTAGCATTAGCTGAAATCTCTTTCATGACAATGTCTAAACAACCTTCTTCATTTGATTCCCAGGCTTTACGGAACTGTTTGATTTCTTTGCCATCAGCTGTAATAAACGCTAGACGGTTACCATCTTTCTTAAGCAGGCCTTTTGATTCCATCATGTCAGTTAAACCACTGTATGGATTCATACCTGTTTCATATGGAATCTTGATCTGCACTGATTCAAATGGTTTAGCATATCTAGTCTTCATGATCTTACATGCGGCACGAATACCTTTAACTTCACTAATCTTGTTACCATCTTCATCTTCTTTAAGTTTAAGTTTACGCATAGCAACTACGATTGAGCTAGCATAGATAAAGCCTTGACCACCTGAAATCTTATCATCTGGGTCAAACATGTCTTGCGATGCATAAGTGTGGTTAGTTGCCACTAGACCAACGTTATGACTACCAAACATGTTTACACAGTTACGAACAAGTGCTGTAAGTGCTTTAGGTTTACGGCCCATGTCACCTTTCAAATCACCTGCTTCAAATTGGTTGATGTCTGTTGGAGTTAGTAACATACCTAAACTGTCGATGACAAACAGAACTTTTGGACAGTCTTCTTTTGGTAATGTCTTGTATTCTTTCATAAACTCATGGATAGTTTTAGCCACGTCATCAATCATAGCTAAGTTAAGTTTTAATAACTTATCTTCGCTGGTATCTACACCCAGGTCATGCAACCACTTTTCATCAAGTGCATTTTCTGTATCGACTAAGATAACATAGATGCCATCTTTCTGAGCGTTGCGGATTAAATTACCTGAACAGATAAATGATTTGCCTGCGCCCGATTCACCTGCAAATACTGTGACTTTTCCCAATGGTACTCCGCGGTGGAAGTCTCCACTGATTAGGTAATTAAGTGTGTAATTGCCTGTTGAAATCCAATCAGTAGGATCGTTAAATCCTGTACTAAGTCCGTCGATTGACTTGGTAATTGATTTTCTAAATTTTGATATATCAAATGGTTTTGCCATGATTATTGCCTCTCTAATAAATTATATAATTCTGGAAATACTGTCTTGCTGTTAACGTTACGTCGTTGATCCATCTTTGCTATCTCTGCTAAACAGTATTCGATATTCTTTTCTACGGGTTCTTTTATATACTGTAACACATTTCTAAGACCGTTTTCAAGTAAAAATCCTGGTTTCTGATTAATCCAGTTTTCTAATTCTCGCTCTATTGATTGTAACATAGTATTTGGTAAATGTCTAATATTTAGGTAGTCTGGATTCAATAGTGCTCCTATCACAAAACTATTATCATGAAATCCCATATTTTTAAAGAATCTAATAGTATCAAATATCT